CAGACAACGTAACCGAGCAAGCACCAGAATACAGCCAACTCAAGCAAGTCCTAGACTTAGTTGCAGACGGACTTACCAAAGACATAGAGGAAGCTAGAAAAGGCAAAGGACGCCGCCCAACGTGGCTAAACGACCTTATGCACCTTGACCCTAGACAGCTGGCACTCATTGGTCTCCAGAGTTGCTACAATGCAGTCTTGAAAGACAGCACGCTCAGTAGTGTAACTCAAGAAATAGGCAGTCTTATAGATCGTGAATGTTTAGCGTTGGAGTTGCTACACAGCGACGACGAGGAAGCCAACAAGAACAACAGACAAATAGTAAAGATGGTGTCTGAAGCCCACACGTCAGCACATGTCAGGCTGAAGGCTCTCAGGAACATAGCTACAAAGAATGGCACTAGGTCAGTCTACTTTGGCATCGAAGAGAAAAAGGGTGATCGCAAGATGCACATGAAGCGGAAGACAGCCAACGCCGCTCCAGTCATCTCAGCAATCTTTCAGTATTGTCATGTGTTCCAAAAGGACACTCAGTACACCACTCCCAAGAACTCCATTACAAGGCTTTCGTTTACTGATGAAGCCATGAGACAGATTGAGAGAAGCAAAGAGTATCTCCAATGGTCACAACCGCTACTCAAGCCTATTCCAATGGACACACCGAACCCTTGGCAGGGCTTCCATACAGGGGCTTATAAGGACTGGAGACTAGCAGAGGTTGTCAAGTTGGTTAGAGGGGCTTCCAGCAAGCAGATTGAGGCCATAGAGCACAGTTTCAAAGGGGAAACTCCAGAACACTTTAGAGCACTCAATGCACTCCAAGAAACGAGGCTTTGTATCAACGAAGAGATGTTGGAAGTTGTCGAATGGTGCTGGGAAACTAGGCAGTCTTTTGGAAAATTTCCAAAGCGAGATACACCAGAGTTTCCGAGGCTACCAACGGATCACATGACAATGGATCAGGAGCTAAAGAAAGCAATCAAAGAAGACCAGCGAGAGTGGCGAAACACTGACCGCAGGGTCAAGGGTGCTGAAGCTGTCATGAAGCAAGACCTTCAAATAGCTAATGAGCTGGCAGTCCATGATTACTTTACGATCCCTTGGGCATGTGATTTCAGAGGCCGCTTCAACATGGTTCCGTCTTTCAACTACCACAGAGACGACCACATTAAGTCACTCTTTCAGTTTCAGAGAGGCCGTGTTGTCGATGGGCAAAACATTAGATGGCTAAAGATACACATTGCAAACTGTAGTGGCTTTGAGAAGATCGATAAAGCACCTCTTGATGAACGGGTAGCTTGGTTTGACAAGAATGAGGGTGTACTCTTGGACATGGCTGAAGACTATAAGAACAGTCTGGGTCAATGGTCAGGTGCAGACAAACCTTTTCAAATGCTCGCGGCTATCTTTGAGTATTCCAGATACCTTGATGAAGGTGATGATTTTGTTGGCTTTATACCAATTTCACTTGATGGGACTAATAGTGGTGTTCAGCATTACAGTCTTTTGACACGTAGTGAAGAGGGTGCTTTGGTAAACTTAGTTCCACAAGACACAATGGCTGACCTTTACCAAACTGTTGCTGACAAAGTTACACAAAGGCTTGTTGTTGATTTAGACGACCCTAGTGCCTTTGGTAGGAATGAGATCACCAAGGCTGAACTGGCGCGTATTTGGCTAGACTTTGGTATTACCAGAGGAAATCAGAAGAGGGCTTGCATGACCTACCCATATTCATCGGTTGTCGCTGGAATGACAGGGCAATACATGGAGGACGTAATGAAGCCTTTGCAACGATCTGTGTCTTATGGTGAACTAGAAGTACACCCGATTGCTAGGACTAATAAGGAGCGAAAGGTGGCGGCTAGATACCTTGCTGGTCACAGCTATGACAGTATTGTGGAGACCTTGCCCAAGGCCGCTCAAGCAATGAAGTGGATACAGTCGTGCACCAATGTTATCAGCAAGCAAAACAAGCTGGTCAATTGGACTTCGCCTAGTGGTTTTAGGGTCTTCCATAACTATCTAAAGAGGGACAGGGTAGAGACTAAGATATTCCTGTTTGATACAGCGGTGGGCATGAGAACGAGGTCTAAGGTCTCCTTATCGTTAGATACAGGTAAGGTGGATGTCAGGAAGAATACAGCTAGCGTAGCGGCTAATACGATTCACAGCCTTGATGCGGCTGGCATGGCTAAAACCATAGTTCTATTGCTAGACTCTGGAGCAACTGAAGACTTCTTTATGATTCATGATTCATTTGCAATCTCAGGAGATGTAGACGACCTTTACCATGGTGTCCGTGAAGCCCACATTCAGATGTATTCTGAAGAGAACCTGTTGCTAAAGTGGCAAGAGGAACTCAGGCAACAGCTGGATCATCCGTTTGACTTTGAGAGGTCTGAAGTCAATCCAATGCCCTCAATGGGAAACCTAAATTTACAGCTAATAAGGTACAGCCAATTTTGCTTTAGTTAATACTTATGTCACCCTTCAGAAGCCCCTAGAGTTCCTTCCTCCTACTAAGGACTCTAAGGACTTCTTCTCCCAAACATAAAAGGCCATCTCTAGTCATCTAGGGGTGGCCTTTTTCTATAGAAAGACAAAAGTATGCCTAAGAAACAAAAGATAAACTTCCAGACTCCTACAGGGGTGGCTAAGTACCCCCACCTCTTGAAACCTGACACAGCTTTCGACAGCGAAGGTAAATATAAGTCAGAACTATTGTTGTCTCAGGAAGACGCAAAGCCCTTAATAAAGATTATTGAGGATGCGGCTAAAGAAGAACATGGGAAGTCTAATTACAGAGTGCCCTATATGACTGACGAAGAAACTGGGGAAGTGGCTTTCAAGCTACAGTCCAAATACATGCCAGAGTTCTATGACACAGCTGGTCAAAAAGTGCCAACCAATGCTTTACCACAGATCGGTGGTGGTAGCCGTCTAAGACTAAAAGGCTTCCTAAATGTCTATAAGGTCAGCGGTCAGGCTGGGGTGTCTATAACACTACAGGCTGTCCAAATTGTCGAAGCCGTCCAAGGTATGAATGGAACAGGCTTTGGAGCAATCGAGGAAGGTGGGTTCACTGTGGACACATCAGCAATCGATGCACCATTCGCACCTACTGAGAACGCTGACAACTTTGACTTCTAAACATAGATACAGAGGTATTAAGGAAGGCTATAGATCAGGTCTTGAGGTTGGTGTTGCTGAAGAACTCAGGAGACTAGGTATTCCGTTTACCTACGAGACCGAAAGGTTTTCATACCTAATCCCAGCGCGGACTGCCAAGTACACTCCAGACTTCATTCTCCCGAAGGCTGGCGGTGTATGGTTCTTAGAAACCAAAGGACGCTGGGTTACAGCTGATCGACAGAAGCATGTGTTGATTAAGAAGCAACTGCCAGACCTTGATCTACGTTTTCTTTTCCAGAATGCAAACGCGAAACTGTATAAGGGGTCTAAGACTTCTTATGCAGACTTTTGTACCAAGAATGGGTTCGCTTGGGCACATAAGCGAATACCAGATGAGTGGATTGAAGAGTGTCATTTAGGCATGAAGCAAGCCAAGTAGCGGTAGCTATAAGACCAGCGAAGGCTGGATAAAGAGAGCAAGGGGCGGTCTTAGGATCGCCCTTTTTTATTTTAAGGGAAGCAAGAAACATGAGAAACTTTGTAGGCATACGATATGCACAAACACAGCTGATGAGAATACTAATGAGTGACAAATACAAAAAAGGCACTCTGTCAGATAAGAAACAAGAGAAACTTGATGCACTAATCGAGTTCTGTGGTGCTTATGAGAAGCATAGGAACATCCAAGGACTGAACGATCACGATTTTACACATTATTGGAATGAAAGAGATGGTTGAACAAGAAGAGAGCACCTTTGTGTCTCACGAACAATGCGATGCCTGTGGGTCATCGGATGCAAACAGCCTCTACAGCGATGGACATATGTTCTGCTTTAGTTGTCTAAAACACACCCCAGCTGACGGAGAGTTCACGCCCAGCGCACAGCCAACCAAGACAGACATCAGCCTACTATCAGGCGACTTCATGGAACTAAGGTCACGTAAGTTGACTGAGCAGACGTGTCGTAAGTTTGGTTACTTTGTAACTAAAGACAGCAAAGGCAATCCAATACAGGTAGCAACCTATAAGGATGCCAAGGGTAAGACTACAGGCCAGAAGATCAGAACAAGAGACAAGCAGTTTCCTACACTTGGGAAGATCAATGGTCTGTTTGGAATGCACCTGTGGTCAGCTGGTAAGAAGCTGGTCATTACAGAAGGCGAGATAGACGCCATGAGCGTCAGTCAAGTGCAACAGCATAAATTCGCTACAATATCTGTGAGGAATGGCAGTGCTGGCGCAAAGAAGAACCTATTGGAGAACATAGATTACCTCAACAACTTTAAAGAGATAATCTTGATGTTTGATCAGGATGAAGCTGGACGTAAGGCCGCCATTGAGTGCGCTGAAGTCTTGCCCATTGGTAAAGTTAAGATTGCTGTCTTACCACACAAGGATGCCAATGAGTGTCTTGTGAAAGGTGAGGCTGGAGCAATCATCAATGCTATCCACCAAGCCGCTGATTACAGGCCAGATGGTATAGTCCAGATGTCTGACATGCGTGAGACTGTAGCAACTCCCGACGCTGAAAGTCCAATGAAGTACCCGTATCCAAGAGTTAACAACATGCTCAAAGGTATACGGCAGGGCATTGTGACTATTGTGGCTGGAAGTGGCACAGGCAAGTCTACATTAATCCGTGAGATTGCTTACAACTTACACATGTCAGGAACACGGGTTGGCATGTTGATGCTAGAAGAAAGCACCAAGCGAACAGCCCAAGGTCTCGTGGGTCTCCACATCAACAGAAACATTGTGATTGACGAGGATGCGGCTACTGCAGAAGAGATAAAGACTGGCTTTGATGACTTACTGTCTCATGGTCAAATCTACCTCTTTGATCACTTTGGTTCATTTGACATAGACACCATTTGTAATCGTATCAGATACATGAAGCATGGACTAGGTTGTAATGTCGTATTCTTAGATCACATTAGTATTCTTGTGTCTTCATATGCTGGAGCAAATGACAACGAGAGGGTGCTAATAGATCACATCATGCACACCCTGACAGTCTTGTGTACTGAGTTAGACTTAGCGTTAATCCTTGTGTCCCACTTGAAGAGGCCAAACTCCGAAAGAGGTCACGAAGGCGGCGATAGAGCACAGCTGTCACAGCTTAGAGGAAGTCACAGTTTAGCACAGCTGGCGACTGCTTGTATTGCTATGAATGTGGACAGTGAAGACCCAACATCAGGCAAGCGAGAACTTGTCGTACTAAAGAATAGGCATACGGGTTTCGTAGGCCAAGCGGATGAACTTCAGTACAACCGCGAAACAGGCAGACTTACTGCCACTGATAGTAACTTCGGTTTCTAAAAACTTCCCCAAACAAAACAACATTAGTAAAGCAAAGGAACACGTATGCGTGGTTTATCAACTACGTCCAGAGAGGCGTATGCAAACACAGATTTAACAAAGAATACTCGGATGGTCTTTGATGTCATCCAAGCGGCTGGCGGCAAAGGTTGCATCAGTGCACAGGTACAGCTGGCACTCAAGCACATGCCGTATGGCTCAATCACCAACCACTTTAAATGGCTGAAAGACGCTGGGCTTATCGAAGTCATAGGGAAGCGCAAAAGTCCGTATGGACGCAATCAGCAAATCTTCAAAGCAACAAGACAACTCAATGCACAAGGGGAGCTATTCCGATGAGCACACACGAATACACAATGAATGAATACCAAGCAGATGCGGCAAAGACTATGATCTACAAGTGGAAAGTTATCTACCCAGCTTTAGGTCTAGCAAATGAAGCAGGGGAAGTCCTTGGTAAGATCAAGAAACTCATCAGAGACAACGATGTAGATTTCAAAGGCAACTCAACAATCTCAGCCCACAAAAAGCAAGAGTTGGGAGACGAGTTGGGAGATGTACTCTGGTACATTGCGGCACTCTCAAAAGACCTCGGATTAGACCTTAATACAGTAGCGCACATGAACCATGTCAAACTTTTGTCACGTCAAGAACGCGGTGTTATCAAGGGTTCTGGTGACAAGCGATGAGTCGGTGGATATGGGACTTAGAAAGCAACGGGCTACTAGACACCATCCACACTATCTGGTGCATTGTCTGTCGTGAGGTGGACACTGGTGAAGTCCGTAAGTTTAACCCAGACCAGATCGAGGACGCACTTGAGCTACTAGCAAATGCTGATGAGATCATCGGTCACAACATCATCGACTACGACATCCCAGCTATACAAATAGTCTATCCAAACTGGACAACTAGAGCCAAGGTGACTGACACCTTAGTTCTATCGCGCCTAATACATGGCGACATGTTCAATGAGGATGCTGAACGCAACTTCAGTGTCTCTAAGTTTCCTAAGAAACTCTGGGGAAGCCATAGCCTCAAGGCTTGGGGTCTTCGCCTTGGTGACTTCAAGGATGACTACGATGGCGGCTGGGAAGCCTACAGTGAAACGATGATGTCATACTGCGTCCAAGATACTCAGGTGACTGATACGTTATACAAGAAGTTGATGAAGACTGAGCCTACACAGAAGTCTATCGACCTTGAGCATCGTATGGCTTCTATCTGTCGTGAGATCGGCAGTAACGGCTGGACTTTCAATGAGAAGAAAGCTGGTGAACTGTATGCTGAACTTGCACAGAAACGCCATGTCATCGAGGAAAACTTAAAGGAACTATTCCCACCTTGGGAAGTAACCGAAGACTTTTACCCTAAGTCAAACAATAAGACCCGTGGGTATGTCAAAGGTGAGCTGTTTGTTAAATCAAAGACAATCTACTTTAACCCAGCGTCAAGGGTACACATCCAAAGATGTCTAGTGGACAAGTACAAGTGGAAACCAAAGCACTACACGCCAAATGGTCAGGCTAAGATTGACGAAACCATCTTGGCTAGTCTTCCGTATCCAGAGGCTAAGAGGCTTGCTGAGTTCTTCTTAATTCAGAAGAGGATTGGTATGCTGGCTGAAGGTGCTGGGGCATGGCTCAAGAAGGTCAGTGCTGATGGTAAACTAAGACACCGACTAAACAGCAATGGATGTGTTTCAAGCCGCGCCACAGCGACATCTCCAAACCTACAGCAAGTGCCTAGTTCTGGCTCACCTTATGGCAAAGAGTGTCGTGAGTTGTTCACAGCACCACGGGGCTGGCATATCTGCGGTACAGACCTTTCTGGGATCGAATTGAGGCTCTTAGCTTCATACCTTCATCCCTATGATGGCGGCAAGTATTCTAAGCAAATACTTGAGGGTGACATACACACCTACAACCAACATGCGGCTGGTCTAGCTACAAGGTCTCAGGCCAAAACGTATATTTATGCTCAACTTTTTGGAGGCGGTGATCGTCTAATTGGGGCTATTGCTGGTGGTGGTGCAAAAAAGGGTAAACAACTAAAGGACAACTACGATCATGCTGTCCCAGCGTTTTCTACCTTAAAGAGAAACCTAAAGACAGCGGCTAAGAGAGGTCACATCAAGGCACTCGATGGGCGCAAACTAAGGGTCAGGTCGGAGCATCGTTGCCTCTCGCAATTATTACAGTCAGCTGGGGCAATAGTGGCAAAACAGTGGGTCATGATGACCTACGACAAAATCAAAGAAAAGTATGGCGACAAAGTATTCATCATGGGCTGGATTCATGACGAAATGCAGATCGCCTGTAAGACAAAGGAGATAGCCGAAGATGTCGGAAATATCGCTGGAGCAATGGCACAAGAAGCTGGCGTTGCTCTCGGACTTAACATCCCCACAGAAGCAGAATATTCCGTGGGGCGAACTTGGGCTGACACTCACTGAGAAGAACGATTACTTAGAAAACTTAATACTACTCTTTGTAATCATAGACCGAAGTTGGCGTAAGCCATTCACTGTTAAATCAGACTTCGCAAGAGTTGGAGCACTTCACGTTGCCATAGCGGCAAGTGAAGGCTTCATAACCAACCAAATAGATGAGGATAGTTGGGGTAAGCGTTGGTACGTGACCCCAGACGGACAGGATATACATGAAGAAATCAGCAGAACACTTAAAGAAGTCATTTACTCGCCCCACATTACTCATTGATGGAGACCTATATCTCTTTAGAGCCGCTATTGCTGTAGAGCATGAGATCGACTGGGGTGATGACGTATGGTCATTATCTACAGACCTCAAAGCGGCAAAGAAACTATTTACGTCTATGGTCGATGAGTTCAAAAAAGAACTGGTTGTAGAAGATGTGATAGTCACAATATCAGGCCAAAAGAACTTCCGTAAAGACATACTAGAGACCTACAAAGGCGGGCGTAAGAAAGTACGTAAACCAGTCGGCTACAAAGCACTCGTTGAGTGGGCTATGGAAGAATACGATAGCATTATGGTGGACTGCTTAGAAGCTGATGATGTCATGGGCATCATGGCCTCTCTGCCGAACACCGAAGCAATCATTGTGTCTGATGACAAAGACATGAAGACCATCCCTTGTAAACTCTACAGACCAAACGACAATGAACGTCTGGTCATCAGTGACATGGAAGCCAACAGGAACTTCCTCATCCAAGCACTAATGGGTGACATGACTGATGGCTATGGTGGGTGTCCAAAGGTAGGCATCAAGACAGCCGAAAAGATACTAGGCAACCATCCGACTTGGGATGCTGTCGTCAAACAATATCAAAAAGAAAAACTATCAGCGGACTACGCGCTGACACAGGCACGTATGGCTCGGATTCTGCGCTGTACGGATTGGGACAACGAGAGAGGAGAGGTCATACTATGGAAACCAACAAGATAGAAGATGCTGTCAATAAGCCACCTCATTACAACAAAGGTTCAATCGAGTGCATCGATGCTATGCAAGCGATGTCTGATGGAGCAATGGTCTGGGGTCACAATGCGTACCTCTGGCAGAATGCTTTCAAGTACCTGTGGCGTTGGCCTTACAAGAAAAAACCCGTCGAAGACCTAAAGAAGTGCCGCTGGTACTTGGATCGACTCATTTCACTCATTGAAGAAAAAGAAGAAACACTATGAACAACTTATTGCCTACCGATTACCAAGCCTTCATACACACCAGCCGCTATGCCAGATGGATAGAAGATGAGGGAAGACGAGAGAGCTGGACAGAGACTGTCGGGCGTTACATGGACAACGTGGTTAAGCCAAATGTAACCCGTGCTATTGCTAATGAGAATGTTATAAATGAAATTGAGCAAGCAATATTAAACCTAGACGTAATGCCTTCTATGAGAGCCTTGATGACAGCTGGTAAGGCATTGTCACGAGACAACACAGCTGGATACAATTGCTCTTATACACCTATAGACCATATCCGTTGTTTTGATGAAGTCCTATTCATCCTTCTCTGTGGTACAGGTGTCGGCTTCTCTGTTGAAAAGAAGTATGTGAACAGCTTACCTAAGATACCTACACTTACATCAGGTGTCTGTAGAATTATTGTTGAAGACAGCAAAGAGGGATGGGCTACTGCATATAAAGAATTAATATCTGAACTATACGTTGGCAGAATACCGACATGGGATGTATCTAATGTTAGACCAGCTGGTGCACGTTTAGAAACATTTGGCGGCAGGGCATCCGGTGCTGAACCATTGGTTGAACTGTTTGAACATACCATAGAAATCTTCAAGAAAAAGCAGGGTGACAAGCTGTCGTCTTTAGATGTCCACAGCATCATGTGTATGATCGGATCGATAGTGGTGGTTGGTGGAGTGCGTAGGTCAGCGATGATCAGCCTAAGCGATCTGTCAGATGACGAGATGAGAACAGCCAAGTCTGGCGAATGGTACATCAACAACCCACACCATGCACTCGCTAACAACTCTGTGGCCTTCGAAAGCAAGCCCAGCGGTGTAGACTTCATGAACGAATGGGCGTCATTAGCGGCCTCTGGTTCTGGTGAACGTGGTATCTTTAATAGACAGGCGGCTAGAACTAAAGCCCACTACGATGGGACTAGGGATAGTAACTGGGAATTTGGGACTAACCCATGTTCGGAAATAGTGCTTCGAGGACAGCGACTTGAGGAATATGAAGACCCTGAGACTGGTGAAACTAAGACTAGAGGCATTGTTGGTACTGGTGGTCAATTCTGTAATCTGACAGAAGCCATCATTAGGGCTACAGATACTGAAGCTGACATATCAAACAAGATACGACTTGCGACTATCTTAGGTACTATCCAAGCAACCTTAACACACTTCCCTTACCTACGTGATTGCTGGACAACCAACACTGAGGAAGAGGCACTGTTAGGTGTATCAATGACAGGCATCATGGACTGCACGTTGACTAATGGTAAAGAAGCTGGACTTGATGATAGGCTAGATACATGGCGTAGGGTTGCTAGAGAAACCAACAACTACTTTGCAGATGAGTTTGGTATCAACAAGTCAGCTTCTATAACTGCGGTCAAACCAAGTGGCACTGTTTCACAGCTGACATCATCCAGTAGCGGAATACATGCGAGACACTCTGACTACTACATCAGAACTGTACGTGGAGACAATAAAGACCCACTGACACACTTCTTAGCAGACCAAGGAATACCATCAGAACCTTGTGTGATGAAGCCAAACACTACGACTGTATTCAGCTTCCCTATGAAGTCACCAGAAGGCTCAGTCACACGTCACGATATGACAGCGATTGAACAGCTGGAAATGTGGCTGATGTACCAGCGTCACTACACAGACCATAAGCCATCAGTGACTGTATCAGTTGGGGATGACGAGTGGATGGAAGTAGGTGCGTTTGTCTACAAGCACTTCGATGAGATGTCTGGTGTCAGCTTCCTACCAAGGTTTGACCACACGTATGCTCAAGCACCCTATCAGGACTGCACTGAAGAAGAGTATGAGGCGGCATCGTTTGCCATGCCTGATGCAATAGA